GTATCTTTTTAAACGGGTAAAGAGGGATGTTTAAACGGGTAAAGAGGGATGTTTAAACGGGTAAAGAGGGATGTTTAAACGGGTAAAGAGGGATGTTTAAACGGGTAAAGAGGGATGTTTAAACGGGTAAAGAGGGATGTTTAAAAAAAATAAACAAACAAATGTTTGAAAAAACTTGCACAGTAAATAAATTTGAAATACATTTGTAAAAACAAACAAACAAATATTTAGTAATTTAAAATAATACCATAATGTCAGATTTACTTAGGAAAAAAATTGCAGAGAAAGAAGCGCAGAAAGCAGCTATTAAAGCAGAGAAAGAAGCGCAGAAAGCTACAGCTACCAAGAAAGATGAAGCTAAGACAGCTACCAAGACGGCAGCTACCAAGACGGCAGCTACCAAGACGGCAGCTACCAAGACAGCTACCAAGACGGCAGCTACCAAGACAGCTACCAAGAAAGATGAAGCTAAGACAGCTACCAAGAAAGATGAAGCTAAGACAGCTACCAAGACGGCAGCTACCAAGACAGCTACCAAGACGGCAGCTACCAAGACAGCTACCAAGAAAGATGAAGCTAAGACAGCTACCAAGAAAGATGAAGCTAAGACAGCTACCAAGAAAGATGAAGCTAAGACAGCTACCAAGAAAGATGAAGCTAAGACAGCTACCAAGACGGCAGCTACCAAGACAGCTACCAAGAAAGATGAAGCTAAGACAGCTACCAAGAAAGATTCAAAGGAGCCATCGGTTTTAACATCTTCAGGTGTTGCTGATAAGCCAGTGAACGAAATTAGATTTAGTCAGGCATATGTATTGCCTGTATACAAAAAAGCATTGAAACTTGCTGCTGCTGACCATAAAGGTGTGAATCAGCATGATATTGCAACAACAGCATTAGAAAATAGTGAAATTTTAAAGCCTTATTTGGCTAAAATAAGAAGTGAAAAATAATTAATTAATATTTATGGCAAAGGCAATTGTGTCTTTGCCATAATAAAAAAAACAATAAAATGAACGAAAATATAACTTTCCAATCTGAATCACAAGAATTATCAGAATTTTACAAAGCATTTATTTTAGCACAAAGCGATTTTCCAGAGATAAAAAAAGATTTGTCTTATACAAAGACTTGGACAAATAAATGGGGAAAATCTTGCAGTGTTCAAATATTTTATTCTGGACTATCTTCAATCCTTAAATCAATAACACCAATTTTAAATGTATACGACATGGGATTTACTCAACGTGTCGATGGTGCTTACCTTATAACAAGAGTTTTTCATTCGTTATCAAGTCAGTTTATTCAGATGCGATACCCATTGTATCAGCAGAACCCTAAGAGTATCCATGATACTGCAAGTGAGATAACATATATAAAAAGATATTGCTTGTGCATGATGCTTGGAATTGAAGCAGCAAAAGATGATGACGGCATGGCTGCTTTAGATAGTGAGTCAAATGATTCTAATGATATTGTTGAAAAAATAAATATTTACGATGTTAATTATTTCCACCACATGTATTTGAATGGTCATATGAAATGTTTTGATTTAGATGAAGAAAAGATTTTTAATTTGATTGATGGTGCATATTGCGCAAAACCAAGATTTACAGAAATTGATTTTGCAGAAATTGACAAAACTTTCTTTGTTAAGTTTAAAGACTCTGAAAATGGAAAGAACAAGCTTTGTAAGATGACCAAACTTTCTTATCAGACTCTATTAAAGGCTTTTCATGAATTTGAAGAAACTGGTAAGGTTACATTGCATTTAGGATCAACGGACAGCGCGGAGCTAACGGACAGCGCGGAGCTAACGGACAGCGCGGAGCTAACGGACAGCGCGGAGCTAACGGACAGCGCGGAGCCAATGGACAGCGCGGAGCCAATGGACAGCGCGGAAGTTGTAGTTGATGAAGTTTTGCATAATGATTTAAATACAGTAGAGGGACTTGAAAATGCAGCGATTGCTAAGACAGCAGCGAGTAAAGGGACCGATAAGAAGACAGTAGCTACCAAAGGAACGGCTAAGACAGCAGCTACCAAAGGAGCGGCTAAGATGGCAGCTAAGATGGCAGCTAAGACAGCAGCTAAGACAGCAGCTAAGACGGCAGCTAAGACAGCAGCTACCAAAGGAACGGCTACCAAGACAGCAGCTACCAAAGGAACGGCTAAGACGGCAAATACTAAAGGTTTGAATGTGTCAAAGAGTGAGGAAGAAGCTATTAGGCATCTAAATCAAATTATGGATAAAAAAGCAGAAGGTTCTGGTGCAAAATTTATTCCATTTGATAAATACCCATTTAGCCAATATCTTAAATTGATTGAAGGGGGTAGAACTTCAGGTGTTCATTATCTAGCTACTAGAGAGCTGAAGAAATTGCTAAAAGATGCATTTATTGAAGAAATGTATAAAAATTTGGAAATAGGCCATGCAAATGATGTTCCATATATAAGATATGAGGACTTGAAAGGGAAACCAACTATAAATCAAATTTCAGATGATAGTGAAGCTCATTTTAATGAATACGTAAATGCAGCAAATAAGCACAAAGAGAATGTAGACAAATAAATTAAATACCTGTCATGATCAAAGATTGTGACAGGTTTAACAAAAAAAAACAAATGTTTATTTTAGAAGAAATTCCACAAAGGGTACAAATGTTACCTACAATGATTATAAGCGTGTCAGGATACCAAGATTTTATAGATATAGTTGAAAAATTAGTAAAATATGGTGCATACCTAAATTCTTACAAGTCAAATAATCAAAATTCAAGTGATTACTTTTTTGCACCTTATAATGTGCAAAAGAATTACCCTAAATTTGTTTGTGTTAAAAATGAAGATTTTGGACCATGCATGTACCGATATAATAATCCAGAAGATTTTTTAAAAACATTTTCAAAGGGCGGTTATAATCTTTGGAAAAATGAATTAAAATATTCAAGAAAAGATCATATTGATTTATGTTATCTAAATTCAAGACAGCTTGATAATTTAGCATTGAGTAATAGTAAGATGTTTAATCCATTTGACCAATTTTATCCATCTTCAGAAGATAGATTGCCACATTGTCCTTATGTGAAGAAGTGGGGAGATTTTAAATATTTCGATTACTGCGATGAATACAAAAGCAAGATAATTGTAAAGCGTGTTAAAAATCGTTTTGATTTTTTCCAAAATGAAAAAACTTTTGATACTTGGATAAAGCCATACAACAAAGACTTTATCAAGCAACCAATGAATAAAAAGAAAATTCCTAAAATACTAAATGTTCAATATTCAAAACTTTGGCTATCAGAGCAACAGTACATACAGGAACAGGTAAAAAAGTTACCTTCTGATTCTTTGGCAATTGCAATAATTGAACGGTTCAATAAAAGGTTTGCGGTATCAACATTGCATCCAGACAATAAGCTTTATTATACTACATTTAGAAAATCAAATTAAAATGCCTAAAGTAATAAAGCCAAGACTTCACCAAAAAAAATGCAAGGAAAATGTATTGAAGCATTTTGAAAATTATGACAGGGCATTAGGTGTCATGCCTTGTGGCAGTGGTAAAACAATCACTTCTTTATTAATCGCTAAAGAAATGAATGCACAAAGTTTGATCTATGCGGTTCCTACGCTAAAGTTGCAAGAACAGGCTTTGAGTGTTATTGACTCTTTGGAATTGCTAGGATTGAATTGTGAAGTGTTTTGTATAGGATCAAACAAGAATATTTCAAAATTAAATTGGAAATTTCCAGTACATTCATCTACTAGTGTAGTTAAGATAAGAGAATTTATTGATAAAAAAAATGACGGTAAATTAAAGGTTTTTATCACAACTTATCAGTCATCTAAAAAATTGCAAAAGGCATCAAGTGGATTTCAATTTGAATTTGGAATACTTGACGAGTCGCACAGGTTGGCAGGTGTAAAGGGTAAATCTTTTAGCACTATTCTTTTTGATAAAAATATAAATATAAAAAGAAGGTTGTCAGTAACAGCTACGCCAAAATATTATGATAATGATTTCAATTTTCTGAGCATGTCGAATAAAAAATATTTTGGTAAGTGTGTTTATGAGATGTTGTTAGATGAAGCAATTGAAAATAATATTTGTTGCGATTATAGAATAAAACTATTGTTAATAGAAGAAGAAAGCTTTATAGGTAGAAAGGTTATAAATGAAAATAGAAATATTTTGCTTTATAATCAATTGAATGAAATAATAAAAAAAGAAAAAATTAAAAAGATAATTTCTTTTCATAACAGAGTTTATGACGCTAAACATTTTGCGGATTTATTTCAAGGAAACAAGAAGTATGATTCATTTACTGTGTCAAGTAAAACTGTAGACTTTGACCAACAGTTAAGTAAATTCAAAGATTCTAAATTTGGAATAATTACAAATTCATCTATCTTAGCAACTGGATATGACTATCCAAAAATTAAGTGTGTTATAATGAAAGATGTAACGGGTTCTGATGTGGACTTAATACAGCATTTTGGAAGAGTTTTAAGGAAAGACGGCAATAAGGTTGCAACAATGGTATTGCCATTTTTTTACAAATCAAGTTCTTGGAATTGCGTTTACAATGCTGGTGAGATTCTTAGAACAAATATAGCATTGAAAAATATCAATCTAATTGATTCAAAGATGTTTGATAAGGTCGATATTATAAAGTCAGGTAATCAAGGCACTGTAAAAAATCAAACTTCATTTAATCGCTTAAAAAGACTAATAGGTATTAAACAAACAAACAAATAAATAAATAAATAAATAAATTATGAAAAAATTAAATACTTTAATAGCGACTCTAAAAATGCATCGAAAATCTTTAGATGATAAGCATGATAAATTTATTGAGTCAAAAGCAATGATGCACCTTGCAAATATGTCAAACAATATAGAGTATATGAAATACCATGTTAAATCTATAAAACAATTGTATTCAGAGATTCATGATGTTCTTGGACCTTTGTTTGAATTTGAATATGGAATTGCATTTGAATGTGGTGTTTTAATGTTGTCTATTACGCATGTTAAGGTGTACGCAGATATTAATGCTTTTATTCCATTGATAGAAAAAGGCAATAAAATTAGCTTAAAGGATATTCAAAATATAGACTTACATGGGAAATAAAAAAGACAAGAATTACCGTTTATTAATGTCAAGAAATGACGATTTTTTTTATGAAAACACAAAATTGTTTTTAGAGAAAACAAAAGAGGTTTACAAATCTGAGAATTTAGTAAGGTTTGTGTGCTTCTATATAAAAGGTTGTATTAGGCTTGATTTTGATAAGGGTAAAATGATTAAAGAGGTTAAGAAGATAAGCCAAAAATCAAATAGAGATAAAAACAAACAATACTTTAAGTTTGTTAATCTTTGGATCGGTTTTCTTTTTGAATATCCAGCATTGATTGAAATTTTCTTGCATTTAGAAATAAAAGACATTTCAATCATGGGATCGGTCTATGTTAATTATCAAGGAAAGATAATTAGATTTTCCAACCATAATAGTAGGTCACCAAAGAAAACATTTTCAGTTAAATTTAGAAAGTATAGGGTGTCAGGATTTGAAACGACAATCATTAATGCCATAAAGACAGGTAGTTTTGATTTGAGTAGATATAATTATTAAACAAATAAATAAACATTTAAAATGAAAGACCAATTTAATCCAAAACAGGAAGAAGGTTTGATTAAAGTTTCACCTTCGCAAATCGTTGACATTGTTAACGAATCATTCATTGTTCAAAATGAAAGAGATTCAATTGAATTTGAGAAATTGAAATTTTTTAAAGAACAAAATTCCGAATTAAGAATCGTCTTGGATAATTTTATTTCAATTGTTGATTCTATCAATAATATGGAAACTAAACCAAATGTAAGAAGTTCTTACAAGTCTGTTAAGAATTTACTTAAATCAAATGACTTAACTATTAAAAAGGCAAGATTAATTGCGATTCAAGCTAATATGAAGTAAATTTGACTATATTTTATAACCTTAAATAATTCTTATGAATTACAAATTAATGATTACTGTATTGATGACAGCTTTTTTAATCCTTCAGTCTTGCGAGAAGCAAAAGGACTTTGAACAGGATTTTCAATCTTCAGGTGAGGTAAAAAACGACAATTCACATTTTTCTGAAATTCCACAATTATCTATTGAAAAGGAAAATTCTAATCAAAATTTGGAAAGATTGGCATATACTCCTTATACTATTTCTAGTTGTGGATTTCCAACATTTCAAAATGGAACTATTATGAGGACGTTAAGCCTTAATCAGTCCATTACCTGTAATACTGGTACTACTAGTATTCGTATATGCAATTCATCTTCTGAATATTGCGGTAGGTGCTATGAATTTGATTTACTTGGACCAGTAACAAATGTTTCACAAATTACAGTTGACCATGTTGCCCTTCAAAATGCAATTGGTCCATACGGATGTGGCGGTTCTGTATTTGTGTACTGTTCAAACTGATATGGTGTAAATGCTAAGATTGATTATTGAGACTTAATACCCTAGTGTAAAAGCTAGGGTATTAATAAAACAAACAAACAAACAAATATTTATTGATATAATTCTAACATTTCGTCTAAGTCTCTAATTGAGTCACTTGCATTTATAGTTGTATATCTTAATACAATCCATCCTAATTTTTGAGCAGCATTGTATTTTGAGCAGTCGCCAGTGTATCCTGTGGCTGTTGTATGTCGCGATTTTTTAGACATTAATCCTTCATACTCCCAAGCAAGCTTAATCTTAGGTATACAGTGGTCAAACATCCATTTTCTTGTGGGGTGAAATTCAAATTCATTAACATAAACAAGTGGCGATTCGTCTAACAAGTATGTATCATTAAATTCTTTTTTGTCTACCTTGTGTATCTTTAATGATACCAAGTAGTATTCCAATGCACCTAATTTCTTAAATTTCATAAATAAACATTTAAAACATGGCTAAGAAAAATAATAAAAAGAAAACTATAAAGATAGCTATTAATAAAGACTTTGAAGTTCGATGGCGTGACATTAAATTCTTTCAACCTGAAAACTTTAAAATCAATGCCGATCATCTAGGCATTGCCAATAGTATCAAAGATGTTGGTGTACATGATGTTCTTCATATTTGGATTGATGAAAATGGTGATATTTGGTCAATTGATGGTGAGCAAACTATAAAGGCATTATTGATGCATTTTGATGAATATGATTTACCAGAGTATTTGCCAGCCGTTGAGCATAAAGCAAAAGACAAAAAAGAAGCTATTAAGGTGTTGACGAAGGTTTTTAATACAATTAGAAGCAAGGTAAATGAAACGGTTTACTTTGAATGGCTTGAAAATGAAGGTTTGAAGGCAGATAAGGCTGATAAAATGGACTTTTATTATGATGTTGAGCCAAAGGAGCAAGGGGGACCAAAAGAGCCGTCAAACAAAGGAAATGGACCGCCATGCAATATTATAGAATTGCAGTTCACGGATGAAGATTCTATAAAAGTAAAAAAGGAGCTTAAAAATATAGGTCTAACAGCCGAAAATGTTCTTTATGCTGCTTTATTTCCAGATGAATAAACAAACAAAAATTTAAACAAACAAACAAACATTTATAATTATGGTAGAATTTTTTGAAACTAGAAGGTTGAAGGGAAGCATTAAGATAAAGTTAAAAAATGATGATGGTTCTTACAAGGTATGGCAATGTGATAAGTGGACTATTTGCAATGAGATTATAAAGGTTGTCAATGAATATGTTAAGGATAAATTCACGTTATCACTAAGGCAATTGTATTATCAATTGGTTAGTAAGGATTTGATACCAAACCATGACACTGCTTATAAGAAAATTTCGTCTTTATTAGATGACCTGAGATATTCAGGCATGATTGATTGGTCAGCTTTTGAAGATAGAACACGAATACCTTACATACCTTATTATGTCAGTGGCATAGAAGATGCTTTGGACGATATTTATTACCAATACAGACTAGATAGACAAAGGTATCAAGATACAATAGTTGAAGTTTGGACAGAGAAGGACGCAATAAGCGGAATTTTAAAGCCTATAACTTCAAAGTATCATATTAAGCTTGTAGTGAACAAGGGTTATTCCAGCAGTTCAGCAATGCATAAGGCTTATGATAGATTTGTTCCACATATCAAAGCAGGTAAGAAGATAAAAGTTTTATATTTCGGTGACCATGATCCTTCTGGAATAGATATGATTAGAGATATACAAGATAGGATAAATTTATTCATTTCTAAAGGTGAAAAGCTACGCGATATTATTAACCAACATTTTATTGATAGTGATTATGATGCTAGTGACATTACTTATTTAGATGATAAATACCTGAAATTGATTGACAATGATAATTATGATTCACAAGAAGAACTTTGGGATGCTGGTTGTGGTCAAATGTTTGTTGATGATGTTGAGCCATTTAATGTTGAATGTGTTGGATTGACTATGGATCAGATACAAAAATTTAAACCACCACCTAACCCTGCAAAAATTTCTGACCCTAGAGCAAAGTGGTATATACAAAAGTTTGGTCCTGTAAGTTGGGAGGTTGACGCGATTAAACCAAAGGAGATGCAAAGGATAATAGAAGATAGTATATTGAATAATATAAATGTTGAGAAATTTGAAGAAATGAGAAGCCTTGAAAAAACTCATAAAAAAATACTAAATCAATTGAAAGATTATTACGTAGATACAATAAAACAATAATTTTTAAACAAATAAACAAACAAAATGAATAAAGTAATGAATAAGGAAACACAAACAAACAAAGATATTTTCGATTTGTGTTTTTCAAGATTAGACATATCTAAGGGTGATTGGTCTGTTTATAGAACAGACAACAACCCTTTAGAGGACGAGTTTAATTTAGTTGTTCATCATTCTAACGGTTATAGAATAGTTCTAACCAAAGAAAAATATGTAAATCCAAAAGACAAAAATTTTTCTTGGCAGAAACTTCAATTAAACCCATTAGAGTTTGATGAAAACGGGTTTCGATATGAATATTATTCAGATGTTGAAGAAAGCGGATATATAGATATATGCAATACTGATTTTCTTAATTTGATAACCAAAGAAAATGAAACCACACAAGAACAAAAAAAACAGATAATCATGCCAACTCAAAAAACAGATAATTTTAGCAAATATTTTTATAAACAAACAAACATTTAAACAAACAAACAAATATTTATTTATGCAAATTATTAATATTGAGAAAGCATGTATTGCAATGTGCTTAGTTAAGGAGATTTTCAAATTTTCCATTTATCTAAATTTGAATTTTGAATTTCATGACAACACACAAATCGGTTCATTGTTTAAGAGCAGAAATGACGGGCATATATATTCAGAGAATCATATTTTTACTGAATGGTATTTTATGAATTGCTATGAGTCAGAAAATCCTTTGGCTAAAATTGTTATAATGAAACATCAAAGAGGTGACATGGGTATTTTGGTTGAAGAAAAACCCAATGGAAAAACAACCATTAAAACGATGGACGGTCAATTGTTTACAGCTTCTAAGGATCAGTTTATTATTTTGAAATTACAAGGTGGAATGTTAGCGAAGCCAGCTAAAAATACAACCAATGAGTAAGGGCGTAAGAAGATCAAAATTTTTAGATAGGTTTGATATTCCATCATCTAAAGAACTAAAGGAAGTAGGAGAGGTTAATTTTGATTTAAAACATTGGTTTTGGACTTTGGTTTATGTATTTCCAGTGAAATGTATTTGGAATTGGGTAATGGTTCATATTTTCTGCTGTTCAAGTATTACTATATGGCAGCTACTTGGACTGTATGCCATTGTGAGGTTCTTTTTTAGAGCTAAATAGGCTGTTAATTTGCGTCTATCATAATTTTGGTAGGCGTAAATTTTTTAACTCAAATTTGTACGGGAAACAGCAATTAACTATATTTACAACCGATAGCAACCGATAAAAACACAAATAGTGATTTTTGCAACTGGTGCATTCATATCAACAACAATAAACAAATAAACAAATAAACATTTATTATGAGCGAAGAACTAGATTTTTATCCAAAAAGAGAAAACGAATCCCCTAAACACAAAGAGAAAGGGGAATACAGAAGGTTTAGTGGCGAATTAAAAGTGAAAACTTTTTTTCTTCCAGATGGATCAGAAAGTAAGTTACAGTATTATGGGTCAAGCATTGAAGGTTGTGATTTATTTTGCGGTCAATGCCAACACTGGAATACCATAAAAAATGAAAGTGTTTTTTTTGGCGTGGTAGGTGATTGCAAAAAATGTGGCGAGTCTTGGATTGAAAAGTGATTTTTGTAACTGGTGCATTTATATCAAGAATTATGGACCCGAAAGGGTTATATAACTGCATACATTTATTAGACTAAAATTTTCTTTAGAACAAATAAACAATCGCAGTCTGATAGTTCAATTTGGTAGAACGCATGGCAACGTGAAATACGGTTCAAGTCCGCACGGCTGCGATTTTAAACAAAAAAATATTTATTATGGCAAAGGCTGAACAAAGGTTGTCAATAAACGAATGGAATTATTACGATAATATAACAAGTATTGGAATCGTTGATGGTGTTCATAAGTCGCTTGAATTTCTGCATAATTGCTATGCAAATCATAACAGAAACGAGTTAGCTTGTATTTCGGTTTTTGATGCAGTAAAAGAAAATCAAAGATCATATGCAAATACCTACATTTACTCATATGATCCAAGTGTTGTAATATTTGATATTGTTTCAAATATGAGCCTATTAGACTATCCATCTGATTTAATTTCATTTGTAGTTGATGGAATATTTATACATAGAGATGCATAAACAAACAAATAAACAAATATGAATAACAAAAAAATTTTAGATTTGGTTGATATTCTTTATGATGAAATGAACAATACACCTGCTGGTCATCATAATTATTTTACAAATGAATATTTAGGATTGAGCGCACAATATGACGACAATTTTATTACTGACACAATAGAAATGAATCTTAATGTTGTATCTGACTATGCAATTTTTAATTTTGTGTTTAATCTAAAAAATATAGATGATTATCAAGATTTAAAAAATCTAGCTAAATTCATAATAGAATCGGGTTTTGATAGCAATATTGACAATCAAGTATGCATAAGAAAAAAAACAAAGAATAGTAATTCACTATTGATTCAGGAATTGAGTAAGTCAATTCCTAGATTATATTCAGGAGATTTAGAAATTGATGAATTTAATAAAAATCTTATACCTATTATTGGTCTTGAAAAAGTCAATAAGCTTAATATTAAATTTGATAAAACATATAAACAAACAAATGAGTATTTTAGATAGTAGGGTGGAATTTTCTTCAGAGCAATACCCTAAAAATTTATTAAATGGAATTGTCAGGAGCAAATACAGTGGCATAGTAGCAGTTACAAATGAATATCCAACAATCGAAGGCTATGCATTAGTTCAGTGTAAGCAATATGTTTCTATTGATTTTTATATTATAGAAATGGATTCAGGAGAATTGAAACATGTTACGTGTGATAGTTTGTTGAGAATAATTGCAGATAAACAAATAAATATTTAAATGGCTAAGAATAAAGAAGAAAGACCTAAAGGCAATGGCGGTAACAGGAGAATACATGAACATCCAAATGCTAATACAAATGGACTTGATAAGAATCCGCAAAATATAAATAAAGATGGTCGTAACAGGACTTTGAAGGCGATGTTTGATAAGCTACAGGAGGAAGATTCGTGTATATGGCTAAATACCTCGTTTACAGGCACAGAAAGACAGTTTAAGGCATTTGCTAGTAAAACTAATTTTAAGCACCGTATCATAACTAAAAAGAATGATACAAAAGCCTATTTCTTAGGTGTTCAGTTATCCAAGCCTGAAGCAATGATGCTGAGACTAGATAAGATACTAATGAACGGATCAGATGCAACTGCATTGAAAGGCTTTATATTTTTATGGGAACAGCAAGTGGGGAAGGCAAGGACAACAATTCAATTAGAGAATACAGAAGATCAAACGTTTTCTTTTGATGGTCTAATGTCAATAGTGGATACTAAACCAAAGAGCTTATCAGAAAAGAAAGTATTGTCAATTATCAAATATGTAATAGATGTATTTGAAAAACCAGACTTGCCAGTTAAGTTCAAAGATAAATTAATTAGAAAATTAAAAAGTCTTACAAAATAAACATGACTCATAAATATTCCGTATATTTGAATCGTTGTTGTTTCAAACTCATTGTTTGCTCATTAAAGCCCATAGTAGAAGTTATTTCTATTATGGGCTTGTTGATTTATACAACTTTCTTGCCTTGCTCAATTTCATTTATGTAATCGCTAAATCTTTCAATCATTTCTGAATTATAAGCCAATTCGTAATCATCCAGTAAATAAGTAATTGATGCAATTAATTGTTGTTTCTGTGTCTGTGTGAATTTACTTGGTATAACGGTGGTCCATTTTATAGGTATTTTAACCTGTTTGTTCCATGCGGTTATTAGTTCGGATTGATTTTGGTGAACAAAAGAGCATGGACATGGTGAATGTGGGCTATGTGATATACAATGCCAAGTTATAGTACCATCACTAGACTTTCCTTGAATATCTAACTTTATATCATCCGTACCACAAAAAGGGCAGTTTATCAAATCTAAATTTTCCATATATTTATCTTTTTACATTTAGGTTATTAAGATAGTTGTACTTAGTGGTTCCGTATATAGATTTTTCCTTGATAGGCTCAATTGAATTTTGCGTTGCTCCTATCCTTGTTTGACCTGAATTAATGATCTTTTCATTATGGTCAATTATTCTGATTAGATCAATTACCATTTCGTTAGTATAGCCTGTTATGTCCAGATGCCATATCACAAAGTTGTTTATCTCAATGTTGATCTTCTTAATGAAAACCATCTGTTCATCTCTATGGAATGTCACATATGCGTAATCATTAGTAAATTGCAAATGATTATCTGACTTTTTAACAAGCTCGTATTTACAGAATTTAACAAAGTGAAATATCAACACGTCAGTTATATCTTTCATTATGATTGTTTTAAGTTGAATTTTACGCGGTTGATCCGCTAATGTATAACAAAGATAATTCAAACTATCCAAACAAACAAATATTTGTTTGTTTATTTTCAATAAATATTTAATCCTATTTTATTTAAAATAAATAAACAAATGTTTGTTTGTTTTAAAATTTGTTCGTATCTTGCTACAAAGTTCTGTCCACATTGAAAAATAATTTAAAATAAATAAACAAATGTTTGTTTGTTTTAAAAATAGTTCGTATCTTGCTACAAAATTCCGTCCACACTTACACCATAGGCAAAAAAATGGATTATAATCAATTAAAAGCTTTACCCTCTATTATACAAGGGCAAAGCTTTTAATTGATTATACAAGGCTAAAACCGTAGATAGTTTTGATTTCCTTGCCTTTTATTATCCTATTGAGTAACTGTCCCAAAGTGTTAGACGTTTCTTTGTGCTTCCAATCATAGAAGGATTGTAAACGCTGAAGGTGTTCAAGGGTAACCCCTTTTATTGCTTGATCCCAATATCTATTGGCTAACATATCATCATCACTAACCCTTTGATTTTTCTCAAATCTAAGGCTGTATGTATATCTGATACTTAATTGCAATAACTCGTAAGACTTCTGAAAATCTTCTTTTCTTTCTGTTGCATACTTTGCAATTTCTAATTTAATTTCTTCTGTAAATTCTGGAAATTCTGGAAATTCTGAAAACATCTGTATAAAGTTTTTAAAGGTTGTGCGGTTGATCCGCTAATGTATAACAAAGATAATTCAAATTATTTAAACAAACAAATATTTGTTTGTTTATTTTAAAATTATCTTTGGATAGTATCAATACCAATATAGTTTGGGTTTTTCTCCAAAATCTTATCCCTAAACAAATTTATATATTTAGTATATTCATCTTTTGAAAAATTGCTTATTACATAAAGATGGTATTTTGTTTTAGTCTTTTGTGTCTTTGCGTTACTTGCCTTTGTTGCTAACTGACTAATTGACATTTGATCTATTTTCATTTATCCGATTTTAAAGGCTTATTAAAATTATTTCACTTGCTGTATATTGACAACCATCTATAGAATACAATAGTACTGAGTCGGTGTCTATGCTATCAATATTAGACACTTTCAAGGGTATTTCCTCACCTATGTCATGTTTTCCATTTATAGACCTTACGCCTACTGTTTGACCTATTTCCAAATCTTTATCATGTGTTAATTTCCAAATAAAGGCATCCATATTGATATAAAGGTTTAAAATGTTGTGCGACTAATCGCTAATGTATATCAAAGATAATTCAAATAAACCAAATAAACAAATGTTTGTTTGTTTATTTGGTTTATTTGGTTAATTAATTAATTGATATTCTAGACTTGTTATAGCTTCCAGAAATTCCAGAATTTAAGTTAACATTATTTCCAATATCAGAGCCTTTTTTGTAAGCATTTCTATTTGTGTTAATTCGGGCAGACGGTCCGTTTTTGGTTCTTACTCCTGTTTTTTTCAAGAATAACTTATAATCTGATTCAACTATTTTCATTTTGTTAGTTTCTACTAGTCCATATTCTACAGAGCTATAATTGTCTTTATTCAACAATGACAGCCTATCATATATCGACATACTAAAACCTTTGCAAAAGTCAGTACATTTACTTTTGCCATGCCTTGAATCATTTTTATATACTGCTGTTTTCTTGAATTTTGTTAATTCTGAAAACATAGTGTTATAAATAAAATTGTAAAAGTATTCAAACAATAAAATGTCTTTCTTTGATCCAAATATCACATATTCATTTTCTGTATTTATATAACCACAACAGTTATATAGTAGGCGCAATTGAGGCACAAAGAAATTAGTCTTATATTTGAATTTATCAAATATCTTTACTTTTTTAAATTGGTTTTTGTCCCTATCTTGTTTTTTCAAATCTGATTGACTTATATTGTATTTGTTCATCATTTTTTTAGCCTTAGATATGGCTGTCAATGTCTCGTTTTCGCTTGCACCTGAATCATTAGACATTCTAATCAGAGAATTAATTGTATTCGTTATAGATTCTTTTTTTTCGTCTGAAATTTTCATATTAATATAAGTTTTAAAGGTTATGCGGTTGCTCCGCTAATGCATAACAAAGATAATTCAAATTATTTAAACAAACAAATATTTGTTTGTTTATTTTGCAAATAAAATTCATTGAAAAATAATTTAAAATAAATAAACAAATGTTTGTTTATTTTAAAATTTGTTCGTATCTTGCTACAAAATTCCGTCCACACTTAAACCACAGGCAAAATTTTTAATATCCAGTAGTACAATTTGCACTACTGGATATATATTATTAATCTTCAGATTTTGACGCTGTTAATATTTCGGTTTTTATTTCCATTTGCTTAAACGCTTCTTTTATATTTATTCCGTTATTCTGAAAATCACCACCTGTACAGTCAAAAACAACCGTCATGCCTTCTTTTTTTGGCTGTTCTCCATATAGTCCAGTAAGATCATGCCAACCTTTGCATACAAAGGCTTTTTTGTATTTGGCGCGGTACTTCTTTCGTTTCCCTTTGCCTTTATATATTAAATACAATTCGCTTTTAAATCCATTAGATTTTAATCTTTCTCGTCCATGTTCAAATAGCCATATGTGAGTACGACTTACAATCTCCATAGAATTTTGAACTACTAATGTAGCTTTTATTTTTTTTGGTAAAACTATCTTGTATGTTGAGGGTATAAAGTAATCTGTTACGGCATTCATATTGATATAAAGTTTTAAAGGTTGTGCGACTAATCGCTAATGTATATCAAAGATAATATAAATTTTATAAACAAACAAATATTTGTTTGTTTGTTTAAAAATAAAATAGGGTAGCGATTTTTTAAAAAAGCTACCCTATTACATTATACAACAACCTTTAAATTATCATATTTTTTTTGTTTGGCTATTGAATGCGGAACAGTTCGCCATGTAAACTCTAATTCTTCGCACATTTCAATCAAGGCTTTAAATGATGTGGCTCGTATTTTCTGCCATTTAGTTTTATGTATTTCGTAAACAGTTGTTTTTATCCCTGTTTTCCTAATACATTCCTGAAAAAAAAGACTGGATTTTTCGTTTGATTTTGTTTCATTCAAACACTTTCCATTTGAATCACAAACAAAATATTTTTTAGATTCCGCGTTATGTTCGCGTGTATATCCTGCTAGATTTGAAAGTTTTAAATTTCTCATTAATTTTTAAGATTTTAAGATTTTAAGATTGACCATTCAGAAAAAATCTGAATGGTCATTTTTTTTTAATTTACCCCCATAATTTAATAGCGGTTTCTAAATCTTTTGTAAGATTGTTAACCTTCTTTTTTGCGTAAGTTAATGAATAACTATGCTCCCTTGCAAGTGTGCCGTCTTTATATCCCTCATGAATTTCTTTTGCATCTTCTAATTGATATTCGTAAAACTCTATACAAGCAGGCATGGAAAGGTTCATGTCGTTTACTTTACTTTCCCAATATTGCGCACGACTTTTGTAAGCTTCTGACTTTCTTGATTCTGCCACCATTTTATCCATGCGGTTCCAGTTCCTTTTTATCAAAGCCCTGTGCTTTTTTTCCGAGTGGTGACCAACTAGGATTGGCTGACCAAATGGAATAATGTCATGCCCTTCTTTTGATGCTTCCCATGCTTCTGTGCTTCTTTTACTTGCATTTTCAGAATATCCGTTTAACTTTTCGGCTTTTTTCTTTGCGTATTCCTGTGAGTTAAAACCGTCCTGTCTAACAATCGAATAATAAAAAGAATCACTATCCGTGTAAATTAAATTAAAAACTATGCATTCATGCTCTTTGCCGTATCTAGTTGTTAATGTGATAATGTCACCTTTGACATGTTCGCTGTGACACTTAGCTAAAAAAACATTTGGACAATATTTTTTATAAGTATTTTTCAATTCTGTACTTTCCGTACTTGTGTTTTTTAATGGATTCATATTAAAAATTAAGTTTTAAAGGTTACGCGGTTGATCCGCTAATGTATAACAAAGATAATCTAAATTTTATAAACAAACAAATATTTGTTTGTTTATTTTTATTTATTCATAGATGGATTGGCATGGCAATGCTTCAAATTCTGCTTTGTTTGGACTCAAAACATATCTTTTTTTGTTTAGGCAATACTCCAAACCTAAATTTAATAAATACGCTGTATCTTCAAAGAAAACATTTCTACTATATGCATTTGTACAAAAATTAACAAAATCATCTTTTTGGTATTTGTTGTATGTTCGCATCATTTCCACATTATCAGGATAGAAGTTATTAAACTCGTTAATGTAATCATATGTGTTTGAAATGTATTCTTTTAGCTCCTTAGAAAATTCTTTTAGAGTTGATTTGCATGGCAATGCATCAAAATCACATTGCCATATTTCCAATAAATAACGCTCGTTAATATCACAAAAATTTATATTTGAATCAATTAGATTTGCAATATTTTTAAAATCAATATTTCTTATATATGCTTTTGTGCAAAAATCAACAAAGTCATCTTTTTGAATACCTACTAAAATACTAGCTCGACAATCATAATTATCTATGTAATCATAAACGTCTTTTATGTATTGATCTAAAGCATTATCATAAGTAAAATTACCCTCTGTATGTATTGTTACGCTTCTTTGTGTGTCACTTGTAATGTTAAGCGTGTATTGAGTCAAACCTATTTGATTTGTATTTGATATTAAAGTCATATTGATATAAGGTTTTAAAGGTTACGCGGTTGATCCGCTAATGTATAACAAAGATAATCTAGATTATCTTTGTTATACATTAGCGATTAGTCGCACAACATTTTAAACCTTTATATCAATATGGATTTATCACAACAAATACAGGAACTAGAAAAAAATTGGGACAATGAAAATTGCAAAAAACTATACAGAGATTTAACCGACTTTTCAATAATTCCAAATGTAGAATTGAAAAAATTGAAATTAGTTTTTAATAGAAATCAATTTATAAATAGTTACGGATTGGAGCAAATACAAAGAAAGTACAGTACTGAAGTTTTTAATAAAGTGTATCCAGTATAGTAATATATATCCAGTAGTGCAATTTGTACTACTGGATATTAAAAATTTTGCCTATGGTGTAAGTGTTGACAGAATTTTGTAGCAAGATACGGACTATTTTTAAGATAAACAAACATTTGTTTATTTATTTTAAATTATTTTTCAATGTGGACGGAATTTTGTAGCAAGATACGAACAAATTTTAAAACAAACAAACATTTGTTTATTTATTTTAAAGGAAACTTGAATTAAATATTTTTTGCAAAACAAACAAACAAATATTTGTTTGTTTGTAAAATTTGAATTATCTTTGATATACATTAGCGATTAGTCGCACAACCTTTAAAAAATTTATATCAATATGGTAGGTAGTGAATATGTTAAGAGAAATGATAAATCTATAACTTGCAAAGTTTTAGATACAATTAAAATTGGATTCGATGACGGATTTAAATGTAAGATAAAAGATATTGAATACAAAACCGAAAAGATACAGAATCATCTAAAACGCGATTTTAACGATGTTTGGCAGCCTTTAATTTTCGTAAAGATACCATGCACTTGTATTGGATACGCCAACGAATACAGTATCTTTTTAAATGAATCAATTATAAAAATATACCAAAAAGGATTAACGGAAATTGCATATAAATTATATTGTACCGACCCCATGCAAAAAGAAACAATATTAACGATTGAAGATTTTATTAAAACAATGAGATTGTTTAAGTAAAGCAAACTACCAATATCTGTAATAAAAAATTCAGTTATTGGTAGTTTTTTTTATATTTGCAATGTGGACAGAACTTTGTAGCAAGATACGAACTATTTTTAAAATAAACAAACAAATAAACATTTATTTTAAATTATTTTTCAATGTGGACGGAATTTTGTAGCAAGATACGAACTATTTTTAATATAAACAAACAAATAAACATTTATTTTTGAAATTAATCAAAACTTATGAGTAACAAAAAATCAAATCTAAAGTCTTTAAAAAGGCTTGGGCTTATTAGACTATTCAAAAATACTAATTGGAAGCATAACGGCAAAGGGACCGCGTGTTATAAAGGATTTGGATACGGTCAGTACGAGCTAAAAGATAGGGCTAAGATAATGGGAATACCAGAAATTGATTTAGTTACAAAAAATCACTATGAGCAATGGGAAGGTGTAGAGGTCAAAATGATAAAGGGCGCATTTCATACATCTATAGAAATATCTAAAGAATTGATTGATGATAATAGCTATAACCCACCAAGTAAAATTTTAAGAATAAAAAACCCTTCAAATAATCCGTTTATTGCATCGGTTTGTTTTCCAGATTTGGAATTGATATTCACAAATATTGTTACACAAAATCAAGTTAGTAAAGATTTGATATTTTCGCAACTAGACATAACAACAGGTAAATTTGATCCATATGTCAAGTTTAATCCTAGAGTGTTTTTGTATATTGACTATGTTAGTGATGTCGCTAAAAACGATCTTTTTTCAAATAAAAAACGATACAATTTAAAATAAACAAATGTTTATTTGTTATTTGAAAAACCTTAGCAATTTAACGATTGTTAAGGTTTTTTTAGTATGTGGTATTTTTATTGTATTTTTGTAGTGAATACAAACAAACAAATAATTAAACATTTATTTAAAATTTTAAACTAGAAATGCCGCATACAACATTTAATTCTATTGAATTAAGTGACTACCAAAAAGGATTCTTGTATAATGACAAGCGGTTCACTGTAGTTGAAGCAAGCACAAAAGCTGGCAAGACACAGCCATGTATACTTTGGTTACTTCAAACGGCTTTAAATGCTAATCCAGTACTGAATTATGATGATGTTGATGGTAAGAACTTTTGGTGGGTAGCCCCTGTTTATTCTCAGGCTAGAATTGCCTTCAGGAGAATGAAGAAAATAGTTAAAAAAATAAAAGGCTTCAGTTTCCGAAAAATGGAAATTGAAACCCCTTTGGGTTCTATAATAACATTTAAGTCAGCAGAAAAACCTGACAATCTTTTTGGAGAAGATGTATATGCTTGTGTTTTCGATGAATACAGTAGAGCTAGGAAAGAAGCATGGAATGCAATTTACTCTACTCTAACGGCAACAAAAGGAGTAATCAAGGCAATAGGAAACTATAAAGGTCTTAACAATTGGGGGCATAAACTAATGTTAAAGGCACAAAAAGACGATAGGTATTACCATGCTATTATAACGGCTTGGGATGCAGTAGAAGCTGGCATATTAGAAAGGCAAATAATTGAAGATGCGCAAAGCGACTTGCACCCTGACGAATTTAATGCGCTATATCTTTGCAAAGGCTCAATTGACGATCTTCGATTGTTCATGATGAAATGGATTAATAAAGTTTTTGGCAAGAAGAAAAGCAATAGAACAGGTGAGTATTTTATAACGGCAGATTTGGCGTTTGATGGTTCGGATTTATTGGTTATCGGCATTTGGGATGGATTGAATTGTTTTGAAATAAATACTTTCAAAAAGTCAAGCGGAAGAAAAATAAAGAAATTGATTAACAAATATGCAAATAAATACAATGTTAGTGAGGGGAATATTGTTTATGATGCAGATGGTGGGGGCATGGGGCTAAGTGGAATACTAAAAGGAAAGAAATTTAAAAACGGAAAGAAAGCAGTTAACAATGAGGATTTTGTAAATTTGAAAGCAGAATGCATTTACAAGTTAGCTGAATTGATGAAAAAAGGAAAGATAACAGTTTGCAAAAAGTACAGAGATCAAATCTCTGAAGAAATGGAATACATAAGAAAAGTTTATGATAGAAAAGACAGATTAGGAGTAAATAAAAAGTCAGAACTCAGAAAAATAATAGGTCGTTCAACGGACTTTCTGGACATGCTTTACATGAGAATGATATTTTTATTAGAACCCGAAATTGATGTTTCTTTTGAAAAGATAAGTACGGGTATATTTAAAAGATAAATAAACAAACAAATATTTAAAAATATGGCTAAGAATAAAATAAAGAATGCACCAAAAAAATCTAGTTCAAATTCTGGTTTTTTAAAATTCCTAATAGAGAATGCACTTATACCTCAATCAACAAACAAAAATTCATTTTTTAAAATTGACAAATCTAAAAAAGAATTGAACGATTTTGAAAAATGCATTAAAATTAGCAATATATGGACTTCGCTTGCAACAGTTAAAAACGTAGGCAAAGAAGGGTTTGAGAGTGATTGGCTTAAATCAATGTTTCCCAGCATAACAACATCGGTTGTGTTGGAATCTCCTGACAAAATAAATGCAATTGCTTCTGAACTAGAACAAATAAATTTAATACCTAGAGTAAATACTTGTACACCTGTTTCAACTACAACCGAAGCAAAACTAAAAGAGCTTACATCTAAGTTGGCAATACAAACAAATGGTGATAGCTTGAAAGACAACCTAATGTCTTACTTTATTGATTTGAATATAAAAGACCCCAATGCATTTATATGGCTAAGAAAAAAGTATGATACTGGTATCCAATACCTAGAGTGTTATAAGTGTTCAGATGTTGTAGGAAAATTCTATGATTGTGGAGCATTGCAGTATGTTGTACTTAGAAAAAAAGTAAAATACAAAGGCAAGGATAATACTATTTACACATTGTTATCAGAAGGTTTTGATGTCATTCACCAAATAACAGAAGGTGACAATATACCAGAACAAACGAAAATAGAAGATTTACAAAAAATACTGGTTGAATCAGATGAATATAGTGAAACTGAAATTAGTACAATTATCATGGGTGGAGGTGGTAAGAAGTATCACCTTCAATCATTTCAAAGTGTTAGCTCTATAGAAGGTTGCTTTGCTGGATTTGTAAAGTCTGATTACGAAAATATTTTCAATTCAATCATATCAACAGTTCACGGAAAAATAATAAATTACATATTAGCAGCAATTTGTTGGCAAAATCATTTATCAATTCACGGATATGCTGAATTGAATCAATATTCAATAGAATGCAGTCATGAAATTAAAGGAGGAAATGGAAAAAATAAGTATCATCATAAATGCAATGGTGGTGTTTTTAATGGTTCAGATTGCCCAGCTTGTGATGGTACTGGATATTCTGGAATGACTAAAAGCGAAACTGGTGTAACTCGTTATAAGTTGAAAAACATAAAAGACTTGGAGAAAATGCCCGACTTAAACAAAGTATCTTCTTACCGTCCAATACCTAAAGAAGTGCTTGAAATAAATAAGGAGAATTTTAACAAGTATTGCGAGTCAATTGTTCCGTCATTTTTTGGTGCTGCTGATGCTGGAAAAGTTGACTTTTCGGACAAGCAAAAACATGGAAGTGACAAAACCGCTACTGAAATAATTGCTGGAAATGTCCAGCCAAAAAACAGGGTATTTTTCAAAATTGACAAAGCATTTACTAAAAAGTACAAGCATCTTGCAAAAGTAGCAGCAGCATACGAGGGAATAAAAGACGTAAATGTTTATTATGAAGAAATAAAAGACTACAACTTGGAATCAATGGCATTAATAAATGCAGCGTTGTCGAATGATAACCTTACATTTGTTTCAAAAGCTGCATATGAAATAAAACTAATGACTATATTGTATGGAGTTGGAAGCATAGAAGTATCTAAGATTAAGATTATCAACAACCTGAATCCTGTTAAGTATATGACTCAGGTACAGTTAAACTCTCTTATTCCAACGCTTGAAGATAATGACAGGCTTTTGATTGCATATACTAATTTTCATCCTATAATAGACGAACTATTTTCAAGTGATAAATTTATGGATAAATCTGAATCTGAACAGGTAAAGGATTTCAATAAAAAAGTCAATGAGTTGGTTGAGAAAGCAAATGTAATTAAAAAGTCCAATAATGAAAAAAAGAATTTTATTAGATCAAATAAATAAATAAATATTGAAAGCTAAAAAGCGTCATAAGAGAGTTTATAAAAGTATAGACACTAGTTTTGATACACTAGATAAGATTTTAGCAAAAATGATTGAAGGTGTTTTAGATGATACTGACAGAATCAATAATGATGATTCAGTAACAAAAAAAACAAATGCAATAAATGCAATAAAATTCAAGAAAGGTGTATTCGATGAACTTTTGAAAACATTTTCAGATGGTGCTAAAGATGTAAGTGACAATGTAGAAAAATATTTCATAAGGGTTAGTGGCAAGAAGAAGAAAGACAAAAAGAAGATTTACAAAAAATACTCTAATCTTCAACTAGATAGTAAATCTTTTCTAAAAAAAATAAAGAAAGCTTTACTTGCCAAAATTGGAACGGAATTTACAAGGCAAATAGTAAACAAAACGCTTACTACTGTTTTTGATAGGTTTGCAATGGATACAAAGGCAGGTATTCAAAATGATCTATTGAAAATTGACCGTGAGCAGTCAAAAGAATTAGCTTCAAAATACAAGCTTAATTATGTAAGGTATCAAGGTGGTAGAATTAAATATTCAAGGGATTTTTGTATTGAAAGAAATGGAAAAGTTTTTCATATTGAAGAAATGAAAAAGTTTGGAACCCCATTGGATGCATTTAATGGATATACAGACAAGGAAAACGGTGTATTCAATGGAAAATGGAAAGGTGCAAAACTAAATGTTTACTATGGTGGTTCTGGTTATGATCCTTTGACGGACTTAGGTTGTTATAACTGCATACACTTCTTAGACTATCTGCCAAGATCAAGGGCGATTAAGATTCGTCCAGAACTGGAATTGTTATACGATGATTGACATGAAAGAATATGCTAGTGGGTTTGTGGATTTCATAAACTGGTTTAATGACAATAAAATTGCCTTAGTCATTGAAGCATGTTTTATATTAAGCGATGAAACTAAGCAGCGTGTTATAAATACTTCAAAAAATGCAAAAGGTGGTGACATAGGAGATTATTCAGAAGATTACTATAATATAAAAAATGCAAAAAACAGAATTAACCCAACACTAGAAAGAAAAATTGATTATTCAGACACAAGGGAAATGTATGAAACTGTTTTTCCTCGAATTGAAAGTTTTGTAAACAATAGAATTATTGTAAGTATAAAGGCTGATGACAGTGTAAGGCGTGACGGCTCAGGATTGACGAACGCTGAAGTTATGAAGTTTCTTGAAATGCTGACAGACAGAGGTAAACATAACGGTTATCCTATAGAATTTTCTTTAGAACAAAATGAAGCGACAACAAAATATATAATAGAGCAATTGCATATGAAAATGCGCGAGTTTGGTATTGCATAAACAAATAAACAAATATTATGATAAAGCAAGTATTAAATAGAATTGAATTTCAATCAAAAATCTTTAAAGACATTCCATTTGCTTATGAAGCAAAAGACGATGACGGCTTATTGTGGGCAATAACTCATGACGATCTTGATAAATGCATGGAATATGTTTTCCAAGCTAAAAAACTTACCCCTAAATCAAACGTTGAATATACATATTGGTTTAGTGAAACAGGCTCAATAAGGGGGGCAAACAATACTTTGGACCCAATGTATCAAAATAGTGATAAGATTGCTCAGATTAGGTTTTTTATGTGGTATAACTCGAAATGCTTCAACTATGGACATGAACAAGTTAAGACCGAACTAATGATTGAATTTGAAACAAAAATGATAACACCACGAAAAACAGAGGTGTCTGACATTGTTATAGAGTCATATCAACAAACTCTTAATTATTACAATAGGTTTGCAAGATTTGCAAAGCGTCCAGATATTACACGAAAACCATATGATATTTTAAGTTTCATTTTTACAATAAAGTTCGATCCTAATTGCTATAAATCAAAAGATGTATTAACTTTATCAAAAAAAGCAAACAAATGTTAATTAAATATTTAAACAAACAAATAAACATTTATTTAAATGAAATTATTCGCATAACGGATATAGTTCGCAGTAAGTTCCTTAATAAGAATGTCTTAATTGTGATAGTATCATTTTGCACGGTTTATTCTTGTATCTATTTTTTGAGATTTAAGTATTACAATTTCATTAAGTCAATTGTAGTTATTCACTCATGCGGTTATGTATTTAAGTACTTACTTGAATCATCATTTTCAAGGATAACACAAGCTTATCAAGATTCATTCAATAATATTTTTGGAAAAAAATCAAAGGTGTTCATACTTAAATTACTTGAATGTGATATATGCATAAGCGGTCAATTATTATTATTCTGGTTAATAGTTAATTCATACAGTCCATTGATTAGTTGCCTTTATGTTTATTTGTTTATTTATAAAAGAAAAGAAAATGTCTAAAAAGTACAGTCCAGTAATACAATTGAAACAAGATCAAAAATCTTTCAAGATAGATAATGTTACCTATACCATTGAACCACTTCAAATGAGTTTCGAGAGAAAATCTAATTACATGGCATTGATGCCACTTGCTATGTTTGGCAATGATACATTAGGTATGTTGAAATATTTTTTTGAAATGGAAAAAATCATGGAGGAGCATTCAGGTAATAATCAAATGATGATTGTTAAGCTATCTAAGATAATCAAGAGTGTAACAACATCTTGTGATTTTAGAGATGTTGAGGAACAGGAAAAGGCACTAAAAAGAATTAAGGATAACATGCATGTCCTTTATGATTGTGGAGCTTATGCGATATTTAGCGAGAATGAAGATCCAAAAAAATTAATTCAATCTGTTCATGACGCTAAAGTTGAGCTTTTTAAAAAACATATATCAGTTGATAGTTTTTTTTTATGGTTAATTGGACAAACGCCTACATATCCAATTATATATCAGCTTTATTTGACGAACCAGCTAGAGATAGAAAAAAAGAAGATACACAAGGATATGACACAGATTTAATGATACCATATAAGTATATTGATTTTTGGAAAAATAGACGAAAAAAAATAAACGGAGAAGAAAGATATAGCGTTGAATCAGTTCCATTAACAATAAAACAAAACTTATTATTTATGATTGGTTCAATGTGTGATTGGTGCAATTATACCATAACTGAACTTAAACAATTGCCATTAGCTGAATTAATGATGATAAAAAAAGATTGCATGAACTCGCAAGAAATGGAACGTAAAAGACTGCAAGACTTGCAAGCAAAAAATAAAAAGGGTTGATTATATTTAAATAAATAAATGTTTGTTTATGGATGGTTTTACAGAAATTGGTGGTAAGTATAGTTTTGATGCTAGTGAGTTTCTTAACGCATTTGACCTAATGGCAGGTGCGCAACTTTTGCATGTAAAACTTAGCGAACAGGCAATTGATAAATCGCAAGAACAAACAAAGGAGCTTGAAGATCAAGCCAAAGAAACCAAGAAACTTAGTGGAGAAGTAAAAGACTTGATAGGAGATTATAAGATTTTCGGAGTTTCAATAAATGATATATCTGAAAAATATGACACTAACAAAAAGAAGATACTTGATACAGTTTCAGCTATTAAGCTAATAGTTACAGGGCAAAAAGCAGCAGCAGTAAGTACAGGTGTTTGGTCAAATTCCTTGAAGTTTTTAAGGCTTGCAATAATTGGAACAGGTCTTGGTGCTTTTATAATTGCATTTGGTTCATTATTGACATTTTTAACAAGAACAACAAAAGGGACTGAGGCACTTGCTAGAGTAATGAGGCCAATTGGTGAGATATTTCAAACTATTATTGGACAGATAGAAAATCTAGGTGAAGGATTGTTTGATTTTTTAACAAGCGGTGATAGTGTAGAAAAGAAATTTGTTGATATTGGTCAAGCCATTCTTGATAATATTACAAACCGATTTATCGCAATACCCAAAATTGGTTCACAAGTATTTTCAATACTTGGAGATATTGTAAAAGGTTTTGCAGAAAAAGCAAAAGTTGATCTTGCAAAACTTCCTATACTAGGTAACTTCTTAGATGTTTCAGAAAGTGAAGAAAAAATAAAAAAGTCGCAAGAAAATATAATTGAAGGATTCAAGGAATTGTCTGCATTGACTGGACAGGCAATAACAGGCATTGATTCGGAAAGAATAAAGGATATTGCAGTTCAAACAGTTGAGATAATAAAAGAAGCATCGGCAAGGGGTTCAAGCTTGGCAGCTTTACAGGCGCAAATCGCAAGAGGTAGAATTGATCTTATAAAAACTGAAGGTCAAATAATTCAAGAAATAAAGGAGAATAAAAAGATAGTTGAAGATACAACAAACTCTTTAAAAGACAGAGAATCTGCTTCAGTAAAAGCAACTGAAGCAGCCGACAGATTAGCACAGGCAAGGGCTAGACAGGCAAATCTTGAATTAAGATATTTGAATTTAAGTGCAGAAGCAAATGCAACAAGCTTAGACGGGTTAGAGGAAATTGCTAACAAGGAAAGAGAGCTTATTGATATAGAGAATGAGCGCATTGACCTACAAACAGAATTAGGTGTCAAACTTAATGAATTAAGAGCGCAAGACAAAGCAGCTAGAGAAGAAGCTCAAAAGCAAATTGACGAATTTAAAGCAGCTTTTGACGAATTGCTGTTCGCTGCTAGTATATCAGAGAACATAAACCCGTTAGAAGCTCTAGGGCGAGATTTTGAAAGAAACATTGTTATACTAAGAGCAGAGCAAGCGGAGTTTTTGAAAATGGCAATTGCAGCAGGTGCAACAGAAGAACAGATTTTAAAAATAAATAATGCATTTGATGTATTAGCTAAAAAAATATCTGAAGATTTTAGGCGAAATGCATTTGAAGGATTTGAAAGATTACCAACATTGGAGATTGAGACGGATGTTAAGATTGAAGATGTAGGCGAGACATTCAGGAAAGCTATACAGAAACTTGGAACCTTCGATGATCCAACAAGTGAAAGAGTATTGAGTAATTACTTAGAGGGATTGGGAGCGTTTAGTGCAGATGAAATATCAAAGTATTTAGATGGTGTGTTTGGTGACCCGTTTGAGATTCGCCTAAAACCTAAATATGTTGTTGAGGATGATCCAGAAGGTGATGCACTTACTGGTCTTCAGAAAATAATTGATGAATTAGATTTGGACTTTGAAAAAGTGTTTACGGAGGTGCTACCAAAGACACTAGATTTTATTGGAGAAATTACAGAATTTCAATTAGAAGAATTAGATAAGTTAATTGATGCACAGCAAGATAGATTAGATGGTTTGTCAGAAGATTTGGAATATAATCAAGAATTAAACAGAAGGGGCTTAGAAAATAATCTTAGTGATATTCAATCTAATTTTGATAGGCAAATTGAAATACAAGATGATTACTTGCAAAAGAAAGAAAAGCTCGAAAAAAGAGCAGCAATAGCAAAACAACTAAGCGAGGGTATTTCTACGGCTGCAAGTCTTACTAGTTCATTCGCTTCGGTTTTTTCTGCTGTTGGAATCACGGGACCATTCGCACCGATTATTGCGGCTGGTATAATTTCAGCATTACTGGCACTTCTTAAATCTTCAGTTAAAAAAGGTCTTTCATCATTTTGGGATGGAACAGAAGGACGTTTAAAAGACGAAGATTTAAGCCCAATGTCAGTTGGTAGAGACGGGTATGTAGTAAATGCAGATGGTAGCGAAGCTATATTCAAAGGTTCTGATGTTAATGAAATGGAGAAGTCAATGGGTAGTAAATTTTCAAATAGGGGTTACTTGGATTATGTAAAAGATTTGGAAAATAAACGATACTTGAATACTTCAAAAGAATCTTTAATGATTCAATACAATTATCAAAATCAAGACAATGAGTATATTGAGATGTCATATAATGAACTTGTTAAAATTTCAAAAACAAATTCAGCTATACTTGAATTGACAGGGGTTACAACAATACAAAATGAAGATGGTTCTTTTACATTTATTTCGAGCGATAAAAAAACAGTTAGAAATATTCAATTTTCAAATTAAATGTATAAATATATAGCTAAACATAATGATGTTGATTTAGGTGAATTTTGTCCTTTGCTTGATAGTGATAAAAGTATTCCAAATTTCAAGTTTGAACAATTTGAAAAAGAGTGCTTTTCTATACTTAAAATGCTAGATAAATTCTGTATAGTTCGTTCTGATAATACAGAATTTTACGACTTGATTTGTTCTCATATATCTGATGATTGTGATTGTGAAGAATACTGCATTGATATATTGATGTGTTGCAAAAATGAATACAAGAAATTTTTAACAATATATTTCTCAAATAGAGATATTAATTTAGTAAAAGGAACAAATTATTTAAAAGTTAGAGAATTTAAATCTAAGTCACCTTATGATAAACTTATAAATAATTGGAAAAATAAAGTTAACTTCTTTGATTCTGGAATTAGAAGAAAAATAAAAGTTTATTGTGGAGAAATTGAATTAATTAATTGTTTAATGCCTGATACTGTTACAGTTGGTTTGCCCTATACAACATATATAGATAATTGTATTCCTCAAAATGCTGGATTTACAGTTGTTGAACATAATATATTTAGTAGAGCCAGAAACATAGACACGCCAACGGTTATTACTACATTTGGAAATACTATTTGGGGTAGAGAATGCAAAACACAAAGCATAAAACCAAATGGAAACGGTTGGATTCAAGATGGTTCAAAATGGTGTCGTCCATTACAAACAACATTAGTTAATTCTGATAATTCTATTTATTCAGATATAGATTTTGCCGAATCATTAATACAAAACTTTTCTTATCCATTGCAAAATGAAAATATTGATAGTGCAATTTCATTTAGTGACGTTATTTTAAATGCATTCCCTTGTAAAGACCAACCTTTTAAATCAAACTTTTTACAAATAAATGCAGACGGAACCAATCCCCAAAACAAAGCTTACGATTATTCAGACCTACACTATAAAGGACTTTATTTTATACAGACTAGAGATGTATTTTTACTTGGAAGTAATCAAGGATTATTCTTTGAAATTTCATTCAAGCAACTTTACGAAGCACTTCAATGTATTTTTGAGGACCAGCTTTGCCTTTGGTTCGATGGTCAATGTTGGCGTTTAGAGCATTGTAGTTACAAAATAAGTAACGGATACTTTGATCTTAAAAATTCAAAGGAACCACTAGATACCGATTTTTTAGAATCAAGCTATATAGATGAATCAATATCTAAAAAGATTTTTGACAACTTAGGATACCGTAAGAGTCACAATTTCCAAATTGAATATGATGGTTGTGTTCCTGCAAAAAGTATAGAAAAGACATACAATTGCAATTTTATTTTGACCGATTTTTTAGAGATAGTAAGAATTAAATACACTTATAATGATGAAACAAATGAAATTGAAACAGGATACGAATATGAAGACAATGATAGCGTTAATAATAGCTTGACTCTATTAGAAACATATGAAGATTCTAATGGAGATTTATTTATTTCTGATGACAATACTTTGATAGCTGGAAATGGTATTAATTATTGCTTGTCACCTGCTGCAATAATTGAAAACATTACTTGTTTAAAACAGCCATATTGCAAAGGAACTGCTAAATGTATAATTCAGGATAATTCTGAGTTTTCAGAATTGCCAATAAATCAAATTGACGTTGATCTTGAATTTGATATTGAAAAGATAAAAACAATTCCAATTGATTATGAATTTAGCTGTGAAGATATACTTTTGATAATACAAAGTCAAAAAAGCAATTTCTTGATTGACTGCGGATTTGGTGAGGTGAACGGCGATATTGATATAAATGGAACTTGTTTAAAAATGAAACTTAAAATATGATAAGTCAAATACATAATCTTATACCGTATTATGATTCACCAAAGGAATTTACTTTGTGTAATTGTCAAAATACTGAAACAACCGTAAGCATACACAAGAACTATACATTTAGTCAAGTTCTTGTGTTTGCTGGATTAACCAATCCTAGACAGGAAATTTTTTATTTGGTTAAGTACAATGCATGTTGCCAAATCATTTCAAAAACACCTATTGAACCGACTAGAAAGGGCGTTGTGATAAAAGGAAAGGATTACATTGTATTTGGTTTTAACACGAACATACTTCCTGTTGATTATGATGAAAATTGCTATTATGGTATAATGATAGAAATGGCAATTATCAACCTTCTATTTCAAGAGCCATTTAAAATTACAAACGATATACCTAAATATGAATTTAAATACAGAATTTCAGATCAAGAAGCTTCAAAACTTGGTTGTTTTTCAGATGGATATTATCATACTGCATCTATACCTTATGGTTTAGTTAATCAAGGCAAGCCTATTGTGCAAACAAATGAGAAGCAAAACACAAAAGGAGAAAACAGAATTTTAAGCGGAACAATTCAAGGTGGGTATACTTTTTATTTCAGAGTAGATTGCTTTTCATACAATTCAATAAATGCATTGAAATTATTTAATGACTTTTTGATTTGTTGTTATGATCCAAGTACTGAAAAACATGAGCCTTTGTATAAATTCAAATACATTGAACAACCAGAAATAGAATTGCCAACAAATTGCCAAAGACAGGAAGTTGCTATAAACTTTTATGGTGAAGCATGTTCTGTTTATCATGAAAAAAACGATTCAACATTTATTAACAAAACGCCTGAGTAAAAATGAAAAAGGTAATTAGTTTTAAAAAAATAAAGATAAGTAAGAAATTCAAAAATCAATTATCTGACTTATCTAAAATATGCGCATCAAGCATGCCCCCTGTTATGATTAATTTTCAAGTTCAAAAAGGAACTGATATGTTACTTAAAGGATTGTTTAAGTTTCAAGATAATGTAATTGATCCTAATAAGGATTATGTTACCTATGATATTGGAGAATTAAAACCAGAATCAGTATTAGAGAATTTCTTGCAAATTGCCAATTTAAATTTGAACAATGGAAAATTGAAAAAACAAAATTTAGAATCATTTAGAAAATTAGATGACTATAGTTTTTTTATAGGCAAGCTGCATAATGATTTGAAACAATCAAACGATACTTATGAAGAACTTTGTAGAAAGAGCAATAATTGACAAGGTAAAAAAGCTAGATTTTGAACCTGCAATAGTTTATATATACGTTCGAGCTTGTATTGATAGTGGTGGATGTAAAAGTATAAGGCAAGCTATATTTGTTTATTTAAAAGCAAATAATTTGTCTAATGAATCATTTAAAAGCAAGGAAAATATGTATAATAGGTTTTCCAAAACGGTAATGCCTTAAAAATAGAGGTATTTTTTAGATGTTTGTTTATTTACATAGTTTATATTTGTATTGACAGAATAAATAAACAAATATTTAAACAAACAAATATCTAAAAATTATGGCAGGTGGAATTTATACAGGCTTAACTCAGCCTTCGGCTTTTAGCTTTGACTTAAAGCCAAAAAAAATTAAATATGCTGCTCTAAATAGTAGCATATGTACGCTTAGATTGCTTTTTTTAGAGAGCAATGTTTGTGGGATTTCTTTACCTAGTACTATAAGTGCATACACAAAAGAAGGTTTTGATTTAGTTACAAACTTGCCTGACCCTAATACCAATATAGTTCCAATTGACAGAGATAAATACTACTGTCTTAATGTAATAAATTCAAGCTTACCGAGAACTATAGAGTCACCATCATCTGCTTCAGATGAAAAGTATGAAGAAGGAGAGTCGCCAGCAAAATACACACTTGAAGGTGAATTTATTGATTATGAAAACTACATGGAGTTTAGAAAGCTTGGTGATGGTTCTCATTGTGTAGCTGTTGTTGCAGAAACCAAAGGTTGTTGCATGGTTTATTCACAAGTAAATGCGGATGGTACTGTATCGCCATTAATCGGAAGTATAAAAATAGGTTGGGATGGATTGCCTTATGGTGGTACTAAAACGGTTCCATTTATAATTGATTGGACATCTAAAGTGAAGCCTTCTGTTACTCGCTCGGTGTTTTGTGATGATGATTGCTATGTAAATTAATTCTTTCTTTTTATAAACAAATAAATAAATAAACATTTAATTATGATACACAAGTTAATTGACAAGAGCAATAAACGCCATACGGCAACTACGATTGCTAAAAGAGACGCATTAGTTAAGGGTGGAATGCGTATTGTTCCAGATACACCAAAAGAATTGAAAATAAACATTTTTGCTGAAGATGGTTTTTTGGATTTGTGCGAAAAATCCAAAATAGACCCTTCTGATATTAAGCCAACAGGTGATGGTGGTAAATTTTTACTTGAAGATGTTGAAACTCATATTCTAAAAATGTATAAAGAATATGAGAAAGTTAAAGCGGATAAGCTAAAGGCTAAGAAGAAAAAGGCTAAGAAGAAAGTTAAAGCGGATAAGACCAAAGGAACTGCTAAAGCGGATAAGACCAAAGGAACTGCTAAGACGGCTACTAAGACGACAGCTACCAAAGGAACTGCTAAGACGGCTACTAAGACGACAGCTACCAAAGGAACTGCTAAAGCGGATAAGACCAAAGGAACTGCTAAGACGGCTACCAAGACGGCAGCTACCAAGACGGCAGCTACCAAGACGGCTACCAAGACGGCAGCTACCAAAGGAACAGCTACCAAAGGAACAGCTACCAAAGGAACAGCTACCAAAGGAACAGCTACCAAAGGAAGTGCAGAAACAGAGTAAAATTAAGATCAAGTGTTTAACAAAATTAATTAATAATGAAGTTGAGAATTTATGCTTCTGGTTTAGATACGGGTACTTTAACGGCAGAATTATCAGTAAAAGATGCTGAAAGACTTTTGCAGCTAAAACCTAATACATACAAGCGTTTAGAGATTCTTTTAAAAGGTCACCTGAATTTGGGAGTAGACAAAAAAGTATATAACTATATTTTGTCTAAAGATTTTAATGAAGATGATGTATTGTCTTTTAAGGATGAAGCCGAAAAGCAAAAATTAAAACTTAATAAAAAATTCATAGATGACTATATTGCAAACAGCAAAAGTGCTGAGTAAATTAACGGGAAGAGAAGTAAATATTAGCGAATTTACAAAACAAGGACCAGTAGGAAAAAATGGAAAATCAACTACTGAAGTCATTCTAAAAAAAGTTGAATCTATATTTAAGGAGTCAAGAAAAAAAGCAGTTGACTCTGCAATATCAATTCTTAAATCAGATCATGATACCAAAATTGAAGCTTTAGGATCAAAAAAAACTTTGAATATTAAAAAGATTGCTAAAAAGATCAAAAGACAATCAGGAATTGATATTAATGTAAATTCAGTAGATGGATTAGATTCGTTATTATCTGAACTTGTTCCAATTTTGAAAACAAAAAAGTCGGATTTAAAAAAAATGACCAATGTTGAGAAAAATCCAAAATACATTAAATTGTTAGGTGAAAAAACTGAGCTTCAGAAAAAAATTGATCTTAAGATAAAGAATGATTCAGCTAAACAATTGCAAAAAAAGAAAAGTGATCTTTTCAAGACTCTTTATAAAAAAGACATAAGAAAAGAATTTGATATTACTGGTGTAAAAGATAAACAGGAAAGGATTCAGAATTTACAAGACATATATTTCAAAAATAATCCACACGATTTTGTTGGAAATGAATTGGTTCCCATTGATCCTAGTACTGGAAAACCTAAGATTCATGAAGATTCAGGTACAAATTTAACTTCTATAAAATCTTTCGAAATGTTTTTAGAAGATAGATATAATAAAAAAGACACTTCTATAAAAGGTGTTAACAACAAATCTGAGCAAGGTCAGAAAAAAGCTACAAACTCAAAAGGTAAAGGAAAATTAGCTTTTGAGTTTAAGTCTAAAAAAGAATACGATGAAGCTGAAGATAACGGCAAACTTGAAGGATTAAAGGAACATCAAATTGAAGCCCTTGAAAAAGCTTATGAAGATTTGCCAGACACATTAGAAGATTCTGAATAGTTGCATTTAAAAATAAATAAATATTAAATAAACAAAATTAAACAAATTATGACGGCTATAAAAATAGAGCTAGGCTCTAATTGCAAGTACTCACCTAAAAAAGTTAAGCGCGTCATGGGCGCAGTTTTCAAAAAATACAAAGATAAAGATTATTTGAAATCAAGCTTCCCTGAGTTCACTAAGTTATCAAATTCATCATCTATGGTCGTTGATCCTGAAATGATGGACGGTTTATTTATTTGCCCTTCAAACTCTGAATTAAAACTATGGACTGCCAATATTGACGGCTGTATAGTTCCAATTCGAGAGTGTGGGGAAATTACAATAAATGCTAATGGTGAATGTCACTCTGTTCAAGATGATGGTATTAAATTGAAAGAGGAATGTGCTATTTTGACAGGTAGTTTTTGCTTTGAAACTCACTCTATAACAATAGATGAGACTAAGTGCAAAAAAACAAACTTAGACATGACTGAAATCATTTCTCTAACGCTTGACACGTTGAGAAAAAGTGCAGACTTGGAATTATCAAAAGTTATGTATAATTGCTTAGAGGAAAGTATTGATATACTGTCAATAGAAGAAGAAAATAAATTCAATCAGCTAATGGCTGGTACTGGTGTTGTTTTTGGAGATGGTTGCATTCAGGTTCCTAATGGAATCACACAGGAAATTCTTTTGAAGTTATGCATAGCTGACGAACACCTTTGTTTGAATTTACTAGATAGAATGATTATTGATTCTAATAATTTTTTAGAATATTCAATAATTAAAGACAGTACCGAGAAGGGTACTTGCTGTAATTACTACAGTGTCATGGATAAATACGGTGAGTACTGTAAAGGTTCAAAGGCATTTAGTAAGTATAATAAATCAGAAACTTATTTTGTTAGTCCTGGTCACATTAATTATGTAAACTACACTGGTGTATCAAATACACTTGCTAGTCCTGAGTTGCTTAGAAGTAATATCCAAAACAAATTGTTTAGATTTGTTATACCTTCACAAGTGCAAACTTGGAGAAAAAACTCTAATGGTACAAGTTCAGTTGTTCCTGTGCTGTATACAGTTGATTGGGAAACTAAGTGCTTACAGGGCAATGTTCATGACAAAAAGCATTGTATTAAACTTACGCATGAGGGTGGAATTTACCAGTCTCCTAGCTACAAGAATTTATTTGGAGAAAAAGAGCATTGCGGAGCTTTTAAGATGATAAATCTTGCTAATTTGAAAGCGGCTTAATAATGTATTATTAATATAAAAAAATTGACTACTCATGTGTATAGATTGTTGGACTGGAATTGTTGGGATAACTAAGGCGTATAAATGCAAAACCAAAAAGCTGCCTAAAGGTTACAATATAAGCATGAGTGGTCAATATTTAGTCGATGGTGAAGAAGGTATCGGAAACCTTATTGAGATACCAAAAAAAATTGGCGGTGTAGTTTGGGATACAATAACTACGATGAAGCCTGAAGCAGTCATGGACCTTCGCTTGCTTTTGTTGAAAGAATTGTCTAATAAATCAAATGCATCTGATTATAGTGAACATAGACTTGGAATTGAACCTGATGATGGTGTTTGTGTTTGTGAAACTAATAAAACTGGAAGATATACAGTAATTAAGATAAATCCATTAAAACATGATGGAAGGATTTGGGATATTAGTAAGTTGGGATTGCGTTTAGATGAAGTAGGTTTTTACAATGTAAAAATATACGAAAAACGACAATACGATTTGTGTAAATTAGACTGTGCTATTTTTGAGGATGAAATTGAGATAACAGAACCTTATGGATTAGGTTATATTACTGGTGATACTTTTGAACTTTTTGATGGAATCAGCAGGGGGAAGGGTTATGTTATTGTAGTAGACACAGGGGAAGCGTTGCCTGTTAAAACATATATCAGAAAACCGCCATGTTGCGGAAGGTCTGAGCCACATTTAGCAACATGGGAAAATGAACTGGAAATAACTGCATTTATCACTGATGATTTATGTGAAACTACAACTAAGTGTTGTACTGATAATACTACAGGGGGGGTTTTCATGAACTTTTCTTTGTGTTGTGACATTTTGCATTTTATATGTGATAAAGATGCTTCGTTTTTTTCTGGAACATTACTTGGTACTAATATCGCAAGAGCATTAAAAATGCTTTGGGCATCTAAGATACTATTTAATACATACACAAATGATGAACTTTTTAATGCTGCAACATTTGGAGAAGAAAGAGGTAAGGGAGTTGGCAAGGCAAAAATGTTAAGAAATAGAGTAATTCAAAGAGAAACAAAATCCGATGGTACACAAATAATGAGTCTAATTGAATGCATATGCATGGATATTCAAAATTTAGGACTTGATTGTTTTGAATATGAATCACAAATTCAATATTCGCAATTAAATACCAAAAAACGAGTTAGCGGTAACGCTTTTTAAACAAACAAATATTTATATAATTTAAAAAAAAATAGATAATGTCAAATTTAGGAATTAAGCCATTTGGTCACGGAACTAAATCAAGAAGAAATACAAGGATAACAACCGATAATTTAGACCCAAATATATTTGGTCTTGTTCAAATGCCAGACGGAGAGGTTTGCAATATTGTAACAACAAAAAGAATAAATGCATGTATAAATGAAACATGTGCCAGTGAACCAGACAAGGCACTTGGTGATCCTGCAACTGCCAAAGTAACTAGTCAATTCAAGTTGTCGGAAACTTATTGGACCTTGTACCCAAATGCACTTGTTTTTGTGCATTACATAGATGCTGTAAATGTTTACTTTTTTAATTGTGCGACAAATCAATTAGAGCTTTGTCTTTGTGTTGATAGGTATGATAACGCAGGTGATCTAACTTTGAGTTATAACAAGCATAATCCAGATTATTTGAAAAATATGATTGAAACATGTTTTAAGGAAATGATGGAAAGAATAGGCATTCCAATTGATCCTGTTACTAGTGCAACTGGTGCAACTGCTGTCAAAAACAGTGTTCTTAACAAATTAACTGAAAAATCTTAAAATTTATGAAGTATTTATTTAAATTATTACTATTTGTTTGTGCATTCAATTCTATGAATGCACAAACTTTTTTGGTAAATGAATGGTATAGTATAGATTGCGCAAAAGGGTATGAGACAAATATATTATATTTTTGTCTATGTGAAGATGTAGAAGAAATGTATATTGATTCTGTAAAAGTTGAACCTGTTCAAAGTGTTGTGAATTGGGCGTACTTAGCTAACTTGCCTGAAGTTGATTTTAGTTTTAATGGAATTACTCAAACTGGACATGTTATAACTTACAAGGCACTTGATTGTATTTATAGGGTAGGATTTGTAATTGATGATAATTGTGCGCCATTATGTTATGATTGTCCAAAAGGTGAATCTTGTAGTTGTGAGTGTGATAATATCATTCCTTGCAATACTGATTGCAGTACTGGAAACCTTGAAGTTTTTGACAATGAAATTTGTGAATGTGTTTTATATCAAATTTCAAGTAATGGATGCACTGATATAACTGCTTGTAATTATGACCCATTTTCTAACTGTGATGATGGTTCTTGTATCTATGAATCAAATTTTCAATGTAATACCGATTGCAGTACTGGAAACCTTGAAGTTTTCTCTAATGAGCAATGTGATTGTATATTGTTAGAAGTCTCTGTATTTGGCTGCAATGACGCTACTGCTTGTAATTATGATCCATTGGCTAATTGTGACGATGCTTCTTGTAATTTTGGCAATACTGCTTGTCCAGACCCTTGCAATGTCTTATTTGGCTGCAATGACGCTGCTGCTTGCAATTATGATCCATCTGCTAATTGTGACGATGGTTCTTGCAATTTTGGCAATACTGCTTGTCCAGACCCTTGCAATGTCTTATTTGGCTGCAATGACGCTGATGCTTGTAATTATGATCCATTGGCTAATTGTGACGATGGTTCTTGTAATTTTGGCAATACTGCTTGTCCAGACCCTTGCAATGTCTTATTTGGCTGCAATGACGCTGCTGCTTGCAATTATGATCCATTGGCTAATTGTGACGATGGTTCTTGCAATTTTGGCAATACTGCTTGTTCGGACCCTTGCAATGTCTTATTTGGCTGCAATGACGCTGCTGCTTGTAATTATGATCCATCTGCTAATTGTGACGATGGTTCTTGCAATTTTGGCAATACTGCTTGTCCAGACCCTTGTAATGTCTTACTTGGCTGCAATGACGCTGCTGCTTGTAATTATGATCCATCTGCTAATTGTGACGATGGTTCTTGCAATTTTGGCGATGGCTGCAATGACGCTGCTGCTTGCAATTATGATCCATCTGCTAATTGTGATGATGGTTCTTGTGTTTATTGTCCAATCGGGGGAATTTGTGAAAATGGTGATTGTTTTTGCCCAGATTGCAATACTGATATTTTAGTTAATGGCATAAGTACATGTGTCAATGTATGTGGTAGCACTTCTGACTCATTGAATTGTCCAGATTTTTGTGAATCTTTTACATGTCCAGATGGCAGTTTAGTAGTTGATTGCTTTGAGTGCTATTGTGTTGATCTTGAATTGTTTGTTGATTTTTCTACCTCAATGTCTTTTGAGGGAATTACTGGACAGACATTGATGGCTGAAACACTTCAGGGTGTTGGTCAATTGATACAAAATTTAGGAATAAATTATCCTAATAAATTTTCATTAACGGTTTACTCTTATTCTAGTCAAGAGCATGCAGGTATTCTACTTGAATGCGTAATTGTTAATGAAAATAATAAGGATGAACTTTCTGATTTTTTCGTTACTGAAATATGTAATGATATTACTGCATACATACCAAATTGCGGTGTAAATAGCTCGTGTACCTGCGGAAATACATATCCATTTTATGCTTTGCAATTAGCAGAGCCTTACGAGGGTTGTGTTAATTGTACAGATGAAAGTACAATACCAATGTTATTGATCATGACAGATGGTTCGTTTAACGAAAGTTCTTCCATGATTAATACTGTAGAAAATTGGTTTAATAATTTGCCAGTCGCTCAACAAATAAATGCACAAACAGTAGGTATACAATTTGCTAGTGATGAAGAATGTGATGTAAGTGACGGAATGAAGGCATTTGGAAGTTATTACGGCGGACCTAGTGTTTATTGTGGAAATGATATTAATGATCTTTTTTCTAATGCAATAGAGCTGTTGTGTAATAATAAATGTGTTCAATATCAAGATTTACTTGTTTGTAACCCTTGTGATGATGGAGAGCTTTTTTTAAATGGTATATGTAGTGAAAATAAAAGATTAAAAAATGGTAATTGCAGTCATTATTTTAGTGGATATGAAACTTCTACTGAGTATTGTGTAAATGAATTTATAAATATTGAATGTTCAAATTATAGTATTGATGAAATTTGTTATTCAAAATGTAGTTGTGAGGATTCGTTTAAAATTCCATTTTCTAATACAAGAAGCGATGGCTTTTTAGAAGTGTCAGTTTGCGCTCCAATATGTGATATTGGTAAATATTGGAATTTTGTCACAAATAATTGTGAATTTATTTGTGAAGAGGGTTATATGATTTACGTAAATGGAGAATGCAAGCAATTTATTGATTGTAATGATGAAAATTGTATTAATATTGTAAATGATTCTATTAATAAAAAATGTTACTGTAATGATTAGATATTTATTTATTTGTTTATTTATTTGTTTATTTATTTGTTTATCTTGTAGTGTTAATGCACAAACAGAAGTTGACGAATACATAAACATTACTTGTTATACTGAGAATGCAAAATTTGATTTGAATACATTTTGTACTTGCAAGGAAATTGGTATGATAACAATAGGAGGTGAGCAATGTCATGTTTGCTTTAGTCAATATACTCCTGAGCTTTTGTACAATAATTACCAAATGGAATATTTTACATATAAAGATATTCCCATTTTTGGATATGTTGTAAATTATGATTGCAGTGCGAATTGCAAAACGGATAAATGCACATACAATATAGGTGTTGTTTTATCAAACTGCAATTTGATTACAAGCTGTCCAGAGGGAAAGGAACCTAAATGCACCTGTGACGTGCCTTTATGTAACGTAGAATGTAAAAACGGTGGTGTTTGCAATGACAGAAAATGCCTTTGCAGATAGTCACATATTTATAAACAAACAAACAAATATTACTATGAAATTTTATTTATTATTGTTGTCTTTTTTATTATTATTTTTCGATGCTAATGCACAAGATCAAGGGCAAACAATTGAAGTTAATGGTTGCACTATTGTAGCCACAAACACATCAGGTTCAGCCTGTTATCTTACGCCATGCTTTACTTATCAAGTCGTAAATGGAATACTTACCGTTTATGATGCTTCGATGCAACCATTGACTTTTACTGAAGGTTCATTGGGGTGTCCAATTGATTCTATGATAAGAGTTTTGAACGATGTAAACAGATATTGCTGCTTTGGATTTTGTGATGATTGCGGTGAATTGTTGGGAATATCCGAAAAACCAATTACGCCAACTGAATGCGATCCTATCGCTTGCGCATTGGTTAGATGTGCTGAAGGCTTCGAGCCTAAATGCAAAGATGGTACTTGCATTTGTTCACCTATTCCAGAGCCAGAGGTTTACAAATCTGCAAATATTTCAAAAAATGCATCCGAAAACTTTTACAATGGCATTGATTCAGAGGTTATTTATACTATAGAAGTCTGTAATGATGGAACTGAATTTATTAACAATATAAATGTTTCTGAATACATACCTAGTGAATTATTATATAACTCTCATTCTGTTGAAGGTCAAAATAATCATCCAACATTTAACCCTTCAACTGGAATTTGGAGCGTATCAAATCTATTTGCTGGACAATGTAGGGTTTTGTCATTATCTTTTATAACAACTGTTGCTAAAGTAAATATAACTAATATGGCAATTATGGAAGTTTTAGATAACGGTCAAGTTGATACTGTTTTGAATATAATTCCAGATTTGCCATGCAAATTTTGCAGTCAATCAAACACATGGGACAATAACAGTAATATAGATGGAACTGGTCCTCCTGTTGTAATCGGTGGTTATATTAATTATCCTAGTTGGGCGTTTGAAAGACCTTCAGGACAAATTGGCGTTGGTACAGGTGAATATAAATTTGATTATTATATTTATTGCAATGATACATGTTATTTAGATAATGTAAATTTTTCTATATCAAATACTCCTAATTTTTGGGTTTCTACTGCTGATGAAATTAATAAAATACTATCATTATTAACTGGTGATAACTGGTATTTTGGAAGCTCACAACAAAGTATTGATAATAATGATAATACTGCTAAATATTCAGTTTCCAGTACATCATGTGGGTGTAATTTAGAAGGGTTTGGGTTTTCTGAAATTGGATCAAGTGAATTGATGCATGTTAGTGTAAATAGCCACTTGCATAAAAGTTGTGAAAGTATAGGGATTAGCACAAAACCTACTTGCAAGATAGGTGGACCAACAAGAAATTAAACAAACAAATATTTATTTTATAAAATTAAAGTTAGAGAGATGAAAAATTTATTAATTCTAAGCACTTTTTTGTTATTGATTGTATCTACTTTTGGTTGTAGTGCATTTACAGAAATTATTAAAACTCAATTGCCAGAATGTACCATCAAGATTGGTGATGTTGTAGAAACTATTGACGGTACAGAACAGGTAGTTACTAAGGTTCTTTTGGATTGCAAGGTTAAGACAAATATAAATAACATAATTAGTCCAAGTGAATATAGAATACTTGATACAGATGTTTCTTTTGAATGTGGTATAAAAGAAGTTCCACAAAGTATAATTGATGTTGCACCTTCGGGTTATATCAACTTTGCTAATCAATATTTTGCACCAGATTTTATACACCAAATTTTCCTAAAAGAAGGAACAACTAGGAATCAAAAAAGATGGTTAACGGATTGTTCTGGAGCTTTTCAGAATTTTTGCAATTTTAGATATGAATTTGTTGAAGATGTGGGCGAAGCTACATCTTACATAGACATAGATAGAAAAAATACAGGTAGTTGGGCTTTTGTTGGAACAGACCAAACTTTAGTACTTAGTGGTGAAAAAAGACCTACTTTGCAATTGGAATATAGAGACTTTTTAGATGTGTTAATTGAAAACGATTACTATGTTGACACCAAAGAGGGGAAAATGCATATTTCTGAAATATTTGGCTTTGATCCATTTAAAACTATAAATATTGATGGATTCTCATGGCGTAATTCACAGGTTGAAAAATTTGCAAGACTTGGTATAACTGAAGAAATGACATCTGTTACAAGAATGTTGTTAGTTACTTACCATGAGTTTTTACATGCTTACTTTGCGTCACTTCATCCGCATTTGCATCCTAATTTATTTTTTGAATCGACATACCATGAGATTGTAAAGAAAAATTTCAACTCTATTGATGCTTGTATGATGATAGAAAAGAAAAAAGAATGTAGTGGTAAGGAATTGGATTTTACAGATAAGATAGACAAATACAGTTGTTTGTGGTATTACTTTCCAGAAGAAGCATTCGCAAGTAATCAAAAGGAATTTGCAAATTTGTATAACTTTTTTATATCTAGCGGTGACTCTATGAATGCAGTTGAAAGATACCCTTTAAAACCCGTTAATGACTGTCCTAATGAATGTAGTACTTTTTTCGATATATCAAAAAAGTCAATAGACAATTATTTGTTTCAGTGCAAACAATCAGATAAGATACAATACAGGTTATTTAATTCAAAAGTAAAACCTGTTACTAAATCCGATAAAGCACAACAGGCTGCGCACTTTTTTTATAAACTATCTTGTGAGCCTATGCTTGTAAAAGGAAATGATAATAAAGAAATAAACTTTGGTCCTTTGCCCCTAGAATATTTAAGGGAAATATACTTGGGGTTAGATCAAGAAATTGAAACTACTGAATCACTTATCTTATCTATCATTAATGCAGTTGATAAAATTGGTATTTACAAGTCTGATGGTATAAAATTTACACCTGAGAAAGTTAAGCAGCATATTGCCTTCAAATCAAAATACTTCAACTAATGCCACAGAAATTTTATAATTTTTTTCATGGAAAATTAATTATTTTTATTGGATTTATTTCTGGTGGAACTTTCATGACAATAAATTGGGATAGTGTTGCGACTAATTGCGTAATTACAATATGTACTGTGACAATTGGATTGATAGGGCAATATATATCTAATAATTATATTAAAAGAAAAGAAGATGCTTGATATTTACAAAGGTTTTGAGACTGCATTAACAATGTATGTAAATTATCCTTTTTTGGTAATAATGACATGTATAGGTATAGCAGTTACTATTTCGGGAATAAATAAATTTAAATTTGGTAGTATTAGAGTTATTAAATTTTGGTGGGTTGTTTTCTTTTCTGTTTTAGCATCTATTCCTATATGTGAAATGGAATGGTTTGGTGCAACTGGTGAACAGCTTGCATTTACTATTATGGTTGGTTCAGCATCATTTGAAGGATTGTCTTTTCCAATAATGAAATTTTTGAAAATAGAAAAAAGATTTAGCTATGAAAAATAAATATTTATTTATTTATATTTTGATTGCACTGACTAACTGTAATTTTGCATTTAGTCAGTGCGAAACTGAGCAAGTAGATAATACTGGTTCAGTCTGCATAATTCCAGTTTGTGATATTGAAAAGTATTTTGATATTTCAGGATTGGAAAATAATACACAGGTAGAACTGGAAAATGGAACGCTTTATATATTGACCTCTATAAATGCGGAAGAAATAAAGGCATTGCGTGAATCTTGTTGCTACCCTTGTTGTAACATACAGATACCAGAACATCCGACAGCAATTAGTATTGATAACTTCGATGATATTGTATTTCCAGAACATCCAGAGATACCAGAACATCCGACAACGATTAGTATTGACAACTTCGATGATATTGTATTTCCAGAACATCCAGAGATACCAGAACATCCGACAGCAATTAGTATTGACAACTTCGATGATATTGTATTTCCAGAACATCCAGAGATACCAGAACATCCGACAGCAATTAGTATTGACAACTTCGATGATATTGTATTTCCAGAACATCCAACAGAATTTGGCATAAATTCTAGTTGTGATAATCCAGTTTTTACAGTTGGTTGCAATGACGAAAAAGTAATATCAATACTGGAAGCAATGACGAAATGGCTTAGTATTATTTCGGCAGAACAAAAAGAACAAATTATTCTTTTGCAATTTCAGTTAGATAGTTGTTGTAATAAAATTTCAACTGAGAATACGACTATAGGAAATAATTTATTTTTTGGATTCGTGGATAATGCTGGAAATATTATAAATGGAAGTAATAATTTTTCAATTGTAAAAGTATCAACTGGTTTTTTTCGTGTTATTTTCAATTCTCCATGTCCATCTAATCGGTATGCGGTAACTACTGGTGTTACTGAAGATTTTACAAATAGAGATGTTGTTAAAATATCCGTAGTAGAAGGATCAAGAACGGCAATTAGTTTTGATCTTATGTTAACTACAGATGATAATGGACAAAATGCAGATGTTTTAACAGATGCAGATTTTAGTTTTTCAGTTATAAAAGAAAAGACAATAACTACTATAAAAAACTAACTTCATCTAGCTTTAATTAATTTTAGACACGCACTACATGTATTTGTTTTGCGTGTCTATTTATATAAAAACGATATAATATGAGATATTTATTTATTTGTTTGTTTATTTGTTTGCTTTGCAATGTTAATGCACAAACAAATATTGATAGTATTTGCATAAAAATGATTGCAACTCCATTGAATCCAATTAGTGTTGAGCTTGGTAACTTAGCTTTTCATGATGCTGGTCTTACTCCTTTGGGCAATACATCTTGTGCAAGTTGCCACAATACATATAATGCTCATTTGGCGGTTGATGGCTTCCAAATAGGCATAGGTGGTGGGGTTTCTGGTGGTCGTAGAATTGATTTGCAATACTTTCCTGAACAAGTACAAAAAGATATTGTAAAAATGATAAATAATTCAAGATTTACACCGACTTCTTTAGTTCACTCGAAAACAGAAAGAGTAGGTATAAATGGTGCTATGACACCAATGACACAGGCTAGTTTGGAATTTGGTTTTACTGCACACACTTATGTTGTTGAAAATTGCCACAATAACGAAGTTTATGAGCATTACTTAAAATTACTTACAGGACGTACTAAAATGAAGGAATCAGACCTATCTAATAGCATAGTAGACTATGAGATGGATGATGCTATAAGATGGCTTTTAAGCACTGATTATGGTCAATATCTAATCGGTCAATACAAACTTTCAAAACAGGAGATCAAGGCAAAGCAAATTTTTGAAAAAGATTGTGCAAGTGGTTGTCACGGTACGGGCACTTTTAAAGGTGATACACCGATTGATTCAATACAACCTACTTCAATCATTGGTTCTTGGGATAAAAAGCTTAAAGGTCGTGATATGGAATACAAGACTAATAGCGGATTTTTGAAAGATCATTGCAAAAAAATAGGAATCGAATACAAAAAAGATGTTTTGAAATTCATAAAATTACTATCTGTAGAAAACTGAAATTTAATGTATTTATTCCTAAAACATTGAATTTTCAAATATCGAGTTTTTATCCTGGTAATCAGATCCACAGAAACTAACGTAATTCAGAGACAATCAATTTATTATGATTTTGTTTTTTTCAAAAATCGAAAAGTATTTGTAAAAATCGAAAAAAAATATTTTCAATTTGATTGCATTTATACCTTAAATGCAAAACCGTTAACATTCTATTGTTGACGGTTTTTTTATTTCCAAATTGTAAAATAAACAAACAAATATTTGTTTGTTTGCAAAATTTAGATTATCTTTGTTATACATTAGCGGAACAACCGCATAACCTTTAAAAACTTTATATCAATATGGAAAGTAAGCAGAATGAAATACAAAATTTAAGAATTGAACACTTTGAGTCGGTAATAAGTGATACGCATTTGCAAATAGATACAAACATGAGAATTGCTAAGTCTTTAGAATCTAGTGAATTAGTTGATTTGGAAACTTGGAAATTGGACTGTTTTAAATATAAGATTAAGTGCCTATATGATGTTCGGTCATATGTTTGTTTAGGAGAAAAAGGCGTTTTTAGTGATTATAGAGATTTGTGTATCCGTTTGATATGTGACGATCTACAAGGTTATGAAATTCAGGTAATCAGAGATGTTTTGGGATTGATTAGAAAGGTTCATCGTATTATTGGTAAAAATAATAATGGATTAATATATAGTAAAATATCTGATAAAAAAGTACACTTAATATTGCACTTAAATTCTTAAATTTATCAAAAACACAAACAAACAAATATTTGTTTGTTTGTAAAATTTAGATTATCTTTGTTGTACATCAGCGATTAGTCGCACAAAATTTTAAACCTTATATAATGAAAAAAAATATTTTTATACAAAAAGTAATTTCAAGAATTAAAAGGCTATCTTTCTTTATTGACTATGATACCGATTCTGGAATACTTTTTCATGCAATGATGTATTTTGGATTTGGAATTGAAGGACCAACAAATTTTAGATTTGTTAGAGATAGGTTTACTGATATTACAATAAGACTTGAGGTTAAGGAGAAAAAAAGAAAGATACAATCTTGTAAACTGGTAATTGAAAGTAACACGCTCTCAATTAAATCTTTAAATGGTTATTATAGGATTTTGAATAATTATCAAAAAAAATTTGATGGTAAAAAGTTTAATTATCATTTAGTCAAGCCAAGTTCACTTTTCAATCGCATGGAAATTTCCGATATTCGGGAATGGAAAATAAATAAACAAACATAAATGGCAAAAACACAACAGGAACAAGATAGATTAATTGCAATTTCAAATGACTTGGTACTATCTTGCTACAGCTTTAATTTATGGGAATTTCGCTTGTTCTTCCTTGCAATACAGGATGTAAAAAGGAGCGACAAAGTATTTAGACCCTTTAAGTTTTATGCAAAAATCGTCAAGCAGTTCTTTAAGAATAAATCAAACGGAGCTTATAAGAAAATAGTAGATGCATGTAGCTCATTACAAAAAAAGCAACTAGTAGTAAATTATAATGATTCCGATGGAGATGAAAGGCAAAAAACGATAAATATATTTTCTTTAACAGATAAGCCTAGAAATGAAAATTCAACAAACAAATATTTGTTTTTAAAATTCAATGATGATGTCATGCCTTATCTTCTTAACTTGATAGCGAATTATACATTGTTTGACATAAGAAATATTTTAAATTTGAGGTGTTCTGCTTCATTTCGATTGTATCAAATTTTCAAAATGAAAGAATGTAATTTCAAAGATGAAATCACATTTGATCTACCTGTTGATTTTCTCAGAAAAATGATGATTGTTGATTCAGAAGGTGAACCAGTTGATAAATATTCTAGGTATAGTGATTTTAAGAATTTTGCACTTACCAATCCATATAAGCAGATAAATCAGAATACCGATGTTAAATTTAAGTTTGTGGAACTAAAAAAAGGCAAGACAATTGATAAGATTAGATTTACAATATACAAAAATATTCCTTTGAAATTAACTGTCAATCAATCAATCAAAGAATCAAAGAGCTATCAATTACTTTTAAAAAATGGTGTTACTGAATCCATGTGCTTAGATATTTGCAAGAATCAAGAAGATAAGTTTATAATTTTTACTTTAAATAAATGCATTGAGGATCATATGCGCAAATCAAAAAATAATCTAGCTGGTTACATAGTTAGCTCTATAAAAAACGGTTTGTATATAGTTGAATACAAAAATAGATTGTCTAAAATTGAAGCTTCAAAAGTTAAGAAATTGAAGCTTCAGGAATTGATGGTGCAAGATTCCGAAATACAAAAATATTTAGCTTCATTTAAAAATCTATTAAAAAGCACTATATCTATTACTAAAGAAAATTTATCCAATCAAGAAATAGAGAATTACCTATCTACTTGTAAGAGAAAATATCCTTTACAGACTTGCAAAACCGATCCTGAAATTATGCAAAGTATATTTTTTGACTTTGTAGTACAGGAAAATATTAAAGAATTTTCAACATTTGAAATTTGGATGAAGCATACGCATAACCTAGAGGTTTTAAAATGTAACGACACTAATTTGTATTTGTATAAAAAATAATCATCATTTTCATTATTGTTGATTATTACATCATTATTACAAATATTATTACGTGCCTATAATAAAATGATAATCAAATGATTGTATCTTTTTAAACGGGTAAAGAGGGATGTTTAAACGGGTAAAGAGGGATGTTTAAACGGGTAAAGAGGGATGTTTAAACGGGTAAAGAGGGATGTTTAAACGGGTAAAGAGGGATGTTTAAA